TAGCGTGACATGGTTAAGCGATCCTATTTACGAAGCCAAAGATTTCAATTTTAGAAGCTGAGTTGGCAAAGGCTGTAACTGTAGTAGCAGCAGACCCTGTACCCCGCAAAATTAGACCAGCACATACAAGAACAAGTCCTGATGGGCTTGCAGCAATGCTTTGCTGAATGAGGTCTTTGGTTGTAGAAACTCCGCCGTATTCAACCGTCAAGGTGACAGCAGAAGAATGAATATTCACAGCATACAGCCAAATCTCATCAAGAATTGAGGCACTTGTTCCTGTTGCATGAATGGTTGTTCCAACGGTTGCTGTATTTGCAACTGTAATTCCAGTACCATTTGTACTTCCACTTAAAATTTGTTTACTTATAGTTGCCATGTTTTCTCCTTACCCAAATACCTGACTAAAAAGTATGGGCTGATCGCCATCTGGTTGAATGTCTGTAGACAGTTTACCTAATGTAATATTATTATCCAAAATTTTTGCTGTTATAACAGAATTAGCTGCTAACTTATCAGAAGTTACATTTGCATCCAAAATTTTCACCGTTGTAACGGCGTTGCTTGCAATATCTCCAGCAGCAATTGTACCATCCACAATTTTTTCGGATGTTACAGAGTTTGCTGCAAGAATTGCGGTATTAACCGTTGCATTGCTAAGAGCTTGTGTGTAGGCTTGCCAATACTCACCAGTCCATATCCATGTTCTACCCCCGTTTACAAATTGGTCATTAGTTGCGGGGCTTGATGGAAATACAATAGCCATTAGATACCTCCAAGTAGTAGTTGTGCTTCTTCTTCTGTAATACCCAATTTTTCTAACAGAGCCTGTCTTGCAGTTACTTTAGCGGCTCGTGTTTCGGCTTGTAGTTGGTCGTTAGCAATATCCATTGCAATCTGCGCAGTATTGACTGGGACCACTATTGCTTCAATTATTTCGCTCATATTGCATACCCGTAAACATTGATAGTGGCAGTCATTGGCGATGTAGATGGCAAAAATTGAACTCCATCAAATGAGGTAGTTGCATTAAAAGAACCTCCACCAACATAAAAATAAACTCCGTCCGAAGAGGTCATGGTGTAAGAGGTGTATGCGGTTTGAAATGGACTATTTATATCTATCATCGTTGCGTTGGTTACTTCAGTACCTGAAATTGCCAAGTCTCCAAGATTAAAAAAACTTTGGCTTGCTCCAGTTGCGTAAGCCCCAAAGTTTCCTGTTGAATAAGCATTTCTTGGTGCCGCAAAGTTATAGTTTGTAGCCGTAGATTCTGTTCCACCGACAGAAAGCCTCATTCGCAACAACGATTCAGTAGTGGAACCACCATGAACAACAATTCGGTACACCTTGTATGTTGAAGAAAACACGCCGTTCAATGTAACCGTTGTGACACCAGTAGCAGTAACCGTCCCAGTGCTGGAGTTAAATGTGCCTGTTCCGCCAGATACCGTTACCGATGTTGGAACAATCGGAACAAAAGAACCAACCCCCACCCAAGCAGACCCGTTATATGCCGCCACACGAGCCGTATCGGTCTCATAAATCAGTTGACCAACAAACGGCGAGGATGGACGAGTAGAACTCGTCACCACTCCTGGCTTAATTACCGAGGAAGCACCGCTATAGGAAGCAATTCCCATTACTCTGGTACCACTTCAGGAATAACAGGAGCGGTGAAGTCCTGTGCTTCATCATCATAAACAAATCCGACACCCGCATAGGTTTTACCTTCGGTATCAAAAAATGTTTCAACCCAACGACCCGTATATCGGTCGGGGTTTGATTCTAAAAAATCACGCATAACAACAGCTACATGTGTAACTACATTGTTATCGTCTAGTTGTGCAAAATATTGTGCGCTCATATATCTCCTATTCTATCACTTATGCTGTTCTATATCTAACATAGACTATTCCGCTACCGCCTGCTGCAGGAGACCCTTGGTAATAGCCACCGCTACCGCCACCGCTATTCGCTGTTCCTGCGTTAGCGGCTGTTGTGCCTGTTACACCCGCACCACCGCCACCAGTGCCAGCAGTACCACCAGAACCACTTGCACCACCACCACCACCACCACTTTTATATGTTGTAGTAGCAGCCTGACCCAAAAATGCCGATATGTCCAATCCTGCACCGCCGTTACCACCAGCATTGTTTCCAGCATTACCGCCTACAGCACCACCGCCACCACCGCCACCGCCTGCGCCGTTGTTACTATGGTTTCCACTACCGCCATTGTTTCCTTGACCAAAAACAGAAAGTCCACCATCAGAAACATAAGAAGATGGTCCACCGCCACCTGAGCCGCCCCTGCCAGCAACAGCGTAAAAAGGACCGACATGAAGTGAAGAACCGCCACCATAACCAATGATGTTTCCAACTCGTGAAGGAGCACCCGCTAAACCTGGGGTGGCACTGCCAGCGCCAATAGTTACAGTCTGGTTGCTAGAGAAGTATGCAGTTGTCTGAATTATTCCACCTCCACCGCCACCGCCGCCATTGCCAGTACCACCAGCGCCAACAACTAGCACATCAAAAAATCCTGGGGTTGTAACCGTGAGCGTTCCATCGCTTGTAAAAGTCAACAAGTTGTATGAAACACCATCAACCGTAATTGAGGTTGGTCCCGTACCACCTGTAGCAACACCATAACCTTGGGTTGTAGCAAGAGCATCACCTTCAATACGGCGGCGAATATAAACAATTCCAGACCCGCCTGCGCCGCCTGTTGCTGCACCAACTGAAGCACCTCCGCCACCTGCCGTATTGGCTGAAGCGCTGTTGCCATTCACATTTGAGCCGCTCGCTCCTGCAGCACCAACACTGGACCCCCCAGCGCCGCCTGTTGAACTACCACTACCCCCACCACCGCCTGCCTTGAATAATGAACTTCCAGCTCCAATAAAAGTGGAAACATCAAAACCAATACCGCCAGCGCCGCCAGTACCAGATGTTCCAACATTGCCAACACCGCCAGCGCCTCCGCCACCGCCGCCTCCGCTATTCGCTGTGCCGCCTGAAAATCCCTGCCCAGAAATGGGAAGGGTTTGATAAGCAGCACTAGTGCCATAGGAGGCATCTTGTCCACCAGTGGACCCGCCAAGTTTTGCTTGATATCCAGTAAGTGGATGACCTCCTGAACCAGTTGCATGCGGACCAGGACCACCACCAACAGCAACTACGCCAAAAGATATAATTCCAGATTCACCGCCTTTTAATCCGCCAAAATTACTTGCTGAAGAATCTCCCGCTCCTCCAGCGCCAACGGTAATTGCATGAGTTGCAGGTGAAAGATAAATTGTTGTTTGAAACTTTCCTCCACCGCCGCCTCCGCCATGCCCCACCCCACTACCACTAGCTCCTGTACCACCTGCACCGCCGCCGCCGAAAGCCAAAATATCAAACCATCCGCCTGTAGAAACAACAAAGTTTCCATCGGAAGTAAAGGTATGTAACTTATATGAAACACCTGAAACGGTTATATCTGTTGTTGTACCACCCGACCCGATTCCATATTGGGTTGCAAGTCGTTTCTGTCGTGCACCTGAAATAGCCATTAGATTTTGAACCTCACATAAACAATACCGCTACCGCCTGCGCCAGCAGAGTTGCTAGACCAAGAACCTCCACCACCGCCACCAGTGTTTGCTGTTCCAGCCGTTCCAGTGGAAGTTCCACCTGCACCACCACCACCATTTCCGCCAGCACCAGGAGAACCAGCCTGTCTTGCGCCGCCTCCACCGCCTGCACGAAAAGTAGCAGTTGTCCCGAGCCAAGGACCAATGTCTATCCCTACGCCGCCTGCACCACCAACAGAAGAGTTTCCCTCGCTACCAGCAGCGCCAGCACCACCGCCTCCACCGCCAGCGATGCTTCCACTGTAACCCGAAGCGTTACAGTTGCCGCCTTTATTACCTACACCTAAAGTACCAGAAGCGCCAGTCTCTGGTCCTTGACCTTGTGCACCACCTCCCGAACCACCAGCAATATAACCGTTTCCACCACCATACAATCCGCTTCCACCACCACCACCGCCAACAACTGCAACGCTTCCAATTCTTGAACCAGTACCACCTAAGCCAAACATATTTGCTTGAATTGCACCACCAGCGCCAACGGTAACTGTTTGGTTTGCAGAAATGTAGACAGTTGTTTGCAAAAGTCCACCAGCACCACCACCACCACCATTAAACGATGCGCTTGCGTCTGCACGAGTGCCGCCCGCTCCACCACCACCAATTGCTATCACATCAAAAAGCCCAGCCCTAGAAACCGTAAGAGTTGCGTCCGAAGTAAAAGTAAGTAGCGTATAATCAACACCATCTACCGTGATGCTAGACGAAGTTCCGCCTGTAGCGGCACCATAACTAACCCTGCCTAAATTGCTATAACCATAAGCAGAGGCAATGCCCATGACTAGTTAGTTTTTTCCCAGCCAACCACCGTGACATTCACCTTGTCGGCAGTATCCGATAAACCTTGCAGGGTTTCTGTAGTCAATAAGACCAGAGCCGTATCAAGGACAATTACATCATTCGCACCAATTGGTAAAGCCGACAAAATTCTATTAGCAGCTACAGCAGCATTGCCGATAGCCAAAGTGACGGTACGATCAACAGTATCAGTGTTTGTAATAATAATTTGCTTAAGCACCTCAGTGATACCAGAACCGCTGGTGCAAATTGTGGTTGTTGTAGTCCCCAATTGAACTGGACCACCTAACCTAGATTCAACTCTATCTCCTGATGCCATATTTTACGCTCCTATGTCCATAATAATCAAAGCCGCATTTTTTGCATCAGTCATAACATCTGAACTGACTGTTGCGTTAATCCATGCCGTACCGTTCCATTGTAGCACTTGACCCGAACTTGCGCTAGTAATCGTTACATCGCCAACATCATCAAGTGTATTGATGGCTGGGATTGAAGCCCATTCAAGACCTGTTGCTGTAGCAGAATTAGCTTTTAAGAAAGTACCGTTTGAACCTGCAGTCAATCCAGCAACAGTGTCATTGGCAGTACCAACCAAAAGGTCGCCCTTTGCGTTTATAGAGCTCAGGAGAGTATTAAAAGGTGCTGCACCTATTTCTACCCAGATTGAATTATAATAAACATAGGTGCCGCCATCAGAAGAGTTATACCAAATTTGACCAGTGATTGGATTTGTTGGAGCAGTGTCGCTAATAATAGCTGACATACCAGATGCACCAATTTCAATCCATTGCGAATCATAGTAAACATAGGTACTTGCTTCAGAAGAGTTATACCAAAGTTGACCAGTGATTGGATTACTTGGGGCGCTATCTGCTACATATGCAGCAGTACCGCTAGCGCCAATTTCAATCCAATGAGAATCATAATAAACAAATGTTTGACCTGTATCTGATTCAAACCAGACTTGACCAGCAGTTGGGGAAGTAGGGGCTGTTTCTGAAATCGTTGCACCGCCTGCACCGAAGTCGGTATAGTTAGTTCCATCATTTGTGAACTGCCATTTATCTGAGGATTCATTCCAGCGAATAAATACATTCGTAGAAGTTCCTCGTTCAATTTCAATACCAGAGTTCAGCGTAGGGGTGCTGGTTTCTCCAGAGTTAAGAAGGATAAAGCTATCTTCAACATTAAGATTGGCGGTATTAATAGTAGTAGTATTTCCACTAACAGTTAAATCACCAGTAACCGTGAGGTTATTAGAAATTGTAATATTTGAAGCAAGAGACACGGCTCCATTGCTTGCCAATGTAATATCGCCAGATACCGTTGTATAGGTTGGTACACCGCTAGAATTAGCTAGAACAATTTGCGCAGAAGTACCAGACGCTAATTTAGAAAGATCAATCGCTGCAGAGGTTGAAACATCCGCATTCGCAATGGTACCGTCAACAATCATTGCACTGGTTACTACACCAGTATCACCAGTTGTTACAATTTGACCTGATTCACTTAAAGATTGGTTTTGCAGATTAGGCATATTCTACACCGCTAATTGTAAATGTTACAGCGTTAGCTGTTACTTGATCAACATAGATTTTACTATTAGCAGGTACGACTATGGATGTATTGTAGTACACAACATTGTTTGCCAAAACATTCACATTACTTATAATTTTATTATTCGCCGCCGCCGTTGCTGCTCCAACAAGAATATGAATGCTGCATACAGCATTAGATGCAGTTGCATTGCAAAGATTGATGTTTTTGATAATTGAATAATTACCAACAACATTAGCTGTTGTATAGGCATTAGCGGCAGACTCGCTGCCAATGTAAAAACTTTTTGGCGTTAAATTAGCCATATTATACCCCCATCCACATTAACACTTCATTGTCATATGTTGTTGTATTCATGTCTTGAATAACAGCCGCATCCAGGACATGATCCACAAATGAACCAGAAGTATGAGCATTAGCGGTTGTTCCATCATAACCCCGCTCTTCTACCGTTAGCGTATTGCTTGCTCTTGAAGAAATTAAAACTTTTTCTTCGGATGAATTACCACGATCAATAACGATAACAAAAGGGTTATTTCCACTCGGGTAAGTTGATCCGTCAACAACAGTGATTGAAGATGCAGAGTTTGAAATGTTGGCGGAAAGAGATGTTCTCAGTACCGCACCGCTAAATTCTCTTCTCAGCATACTAATCTCCTAGTCAATGCTGATATCAAGATCGCCTGTTGCGATTCTTAGAGTATCCCCAGCATCTGTTGTTTTATTTACTGTAAGTGATCCGTACAGCAACATATTTCCGCTTGTTGAAGCATCAAAAATACCAATCGCTACTGTTGTAGCAGCTGGCATTCCTGTAAAATCAATATTGGTATCGTTTGATGTTGCGCCGCTTGCGGCTGCAGTAAAGGTTGCAGTCTGACGAGCATACGAGCCCCCAGTTACTTCTGTTCCACCACCAGCTTCACCAGGTGTGACTGTGAACAATCCTACATAAACAGCCGCTGGCTTTGTATAAGTGGTTGTACCAAGAAAGTGGTCAATCAACTTATTTTCAAGATAGTTTGTAAGATTGCCTGCCATTATTAATCCTCCTGATTAGTATAATACATTTCCTTTTCTTCATCACTAGGTAATCTAAAATTATCTAATGTAAGAAGCAAGTTGGCTTCTTCTGCTGGAAGCAAGCCCATTTTATTTCTTTGTGAAAAACGGAATCCAGATGCAGTTGAATATCCAGCTCCGCTTTCAAATACAATTAAAACCTTTCCTTCTTCAGAAATGTTTTCTTCAAT